TTCCCGGTGCTACCGCTCTCCCGACTGCTTATGTTTCGCCTGTCATGCTTATCAACCGTATGGGCCGTCTGTTGGATCAACAGAATGTCGATAAGGATGGTCGCTGGCTGGTTATCGACCCGGTGATGATGGAAGTCCTGAGCGATGAAGACTCGCGTTTCCTGAATGCTGACTTTGGCACTTCGGGTGGTCTGCGTAACGGTCTGGTTATCAGCAACTGGAACGGCTTCCGTGTCTATGTCTCGAACAACCTTCCCTCCGTGGGTACTGGTCCTGCTACCACTGGTACAGCCAACCAGAATGCTAACTACGGTGTGATTGTTGCAGGTCATGACTCGGCTGTTGCTACCGCTGAGCAGATCAACAAGACCGAAACGTATCGTGACCCTGATTCGTTTGCTGACATCGTGCGTGGTATGCACCTGTACGGACGTAAAATTCTAAGAAGTGAAGCTATTACTACTGCAAAGTACAATTTAGCTTAACTCTTGACTGCGCTTTAATGTAGTGATACATTATCGAAACCCCCCTAATTCGGTGAAACCCTAACGAGAACTGGACAACTCTAAGGCAATACCGAGCGAAGCCCGCAAGGGAACGTGTAACGACTAGGAAGCCATTCCGTACACTCAAGTGAGTGGAAATGGGGGGATACTGGAAAACACCAGTATTTGATATAGTCTAATCTGCATGGAAACATGTAGCAGACGAAAGGTAAAAAATGTCGCTCAAACTACCAAAGGATGATTACAGGAATAAACCTAGGGTTTGTACAACCTGTAACAAAAGAAAAGACATCAGCCATTTTAAGATTGAAAAAGATCGACGTGCTCACAACGAATTGGCTGTAAGAACAAAATGTAGAGAGTGTGACGAACTAAGAAAATACAAAAGGTTTATTCAAAAAACCTACGATATTTCTTGGGAAGACTATGAAAGAATGTTAGACGCTCAAAACGGCTGCTGTGCAATATGCAAGAGTAGAGTTTCAAGTGCAAGGACAACAAGACTCTTCATAGATCACTGTCACACTACTTTAAAAGTTCGGGGTCTTTTGTGTAGTTCTTGTAATCATGGCTTAGGGCTTTTCAAGGATAGCCCAACAGTTTTAAAGGCGGCATTAAAATACCTAGAGTCGGACAAAGAGTAACGACCTTTGTTGAATGTTAATGAAAATTCTTCGTCCTGAAGCACTAACTGTTGCTAAGTACAACCTCGCGTAATAAGGAAACGTAAAAATGGCTACTGTTACTACTCTCGCTAAGGCCGCTGGTGGTCGTGGCAATCCGGGCCGCAAGCCCTACATGGTAGAAGTGGAGATTGACCTCGCTGCTGCTGCCACTGCTAAGGGTTCGGCTCTGGCAGCTAATGACATTATTCAAGCCATCACTGTTGGTGCGAACACTGTCGTTATGTTTGCTGGTATGGAAATCATCACTGCACCTGCTGGCGGTACAAGCTGTACTGCTGACTTGGGTATCACTGGTGGTGACGTTGATGCTTTCGTTGATGGCTTCACCGTTACTGGCGCTTCTGCTGGTTCCTACGCAACTCTGGCAAACACTGCTTGCCCGATCCTTGTGACCACTTCGGACACCATTGACATGCTGATTCTGGGTACTACCCCGGATACTTCTGGTGTCATTCGTGTCTACGCTGTCCTGATGGACGTTGATGGCATGGGTTCGTCTAAGGCTGCTGCTGAAGTTGACCGTGACGTTCTGGCTTAATTAAAGCTTCTTGGGGTATCCTTTAATTAGGGTACCCCTTCACAAAACCATGCAAGTATTTTACCATAAAGACGTGTCATACGTACATGCTCCTAAGATTGGTTCTCGGTCTATTATTGGTTGGTTTGCAATCTTAAAAGACCCAACTATCTATGAAAAGCATCCAGACTACTTTGTTGAGGTAAACACAAAAGATCATGTGTACACACCTATTCGACGTATGCAGCAAGAGTGTGGTGAGATTAGAACTCCTTTATCTTTTGTAGTTTCAAGAGACCCAGTTAAAAGATTTGTGAGCGCCTACAAGAACAGGGTTGTAACACACAAAGAACTAAAAGACTCTAAGCTGATTGATCCCAACAAACAATACCCTGAGTTCGATCAATTCGTAGATCAGTTCTATAAATTTAGAGATGAAAGTAAAAGTATAGAAGTACACTTCAAGTCTTTGACTTTTTACTACGGCAGTGATAGGACAGTATTTACTAAGGTATTTAGAACAGAAAACCTCAACGCGTGTAGATTGTTTTTGCAGGATCACTTCTCTACTGAACTTCCTAGCCTAAGGTTGCAGCAAAACAAACCGGGCATTCACGTTGAACCTACTTTTAAGCAAATAGACTTTATCCAGAAGTTGTACAAACAGGATTACTTAAACGGATGGACTTAATAGCTAAAAGTAAAGTAGAAGGCTGGGAGTCTAAGCTGTATAATATCTCAGACATCTTTTTCATGAGAGATGAAGCGGCAGTACTTGACAAAAAGTTTAGTGAATCTCTTAGCAAGTCTCTAGACGAAAACGGAATGAAGTTTCCTATTTTAATCACTAACTCTCTCCTGTTTAAATCTTGGATTGAGAGACCTGACGTTTTCCCAAAGCCTCTTGACGTAAGTGAAGCTTACAGATGTGTAATCGGAAACAACAGAATGCACTGGTCGTTAAATAGAGGGTACACTAGGATAGAGTGTATATACGTTCACAGTAAAGAAGAGAAACAGAAGGTTTTGAAGTTTACTGAAATGGAGTACGGTCGAGACTTTTGACCATCAAACAAAAGGTTTATAGACTATGGCTATCACTACTGCAATGTGTACCAGCTTTAAGCAAGAATTACTCGGTGGTATTCATGATTTGGATACTGACGTTTTGAAACTTGCCTTGATTAAAGATACTCCGTCTGGAACATACGGGGCTGCTACAACGAATTACTCTGATGTGACTGGTAACTCTGACGAGGCTTCTGGTACGAACTACACGACTGGTGGTCAGGCGCTGGACGGAGCTACTATTTCCACAGATGGTACAACTGCTATCGTTGACTTTACTGACGAAGTGTTTGCTGACGTAACTGTATCCGCTGACGGCTGTATCATTTACAATTCTTCGCAGGGCAACAAAGCTATCTGTGTGATTGACTTTGGTGGTACTGTTAGTGCTACCGCTGGTGACCTTACTATTGAATTTCCTGCTGCTGATGCTTCTAACGCTGTAATCCGTATCGCCTGATAGGGGGTTACTATGGCTGTCACCGTTAATGCCGCAGTATATGGAGTAGGTGTATACGGTGTAGCCCGTTACGGTAAGGTCATTGTAAGTGGTCTAGACCAAGCCGTAGGTACAGGGGCTGTCAGTGCAGTACAAGTAAATACTGCTGCGGGTATTACTGGTGTAGGTGCTATCACAGGTACCATTGAGCCTGTATCTGCTGGTGGCTTTGAGATTGACATTACAGAACGTATCGACACAGGTGTTGTTGGTACAGCATTTGCTAACACAGTCCAAGTAAATATTGCTGAGGTTCTTGGTTCTGTATCTGCCTCTGGTTCTACTGGAACTGTTGCAATCAGCAATACTGTAACACTCTCTGGTGTTGTCGGCACAGGTTCTGTTAACACTGTCGAAGAGAAACCCACTGAGGTTCTTGGTAGTGTCTCTGCTACAGGTTCCGTAAACACAGTACAGGCTAACACTGCCGCTGGTGTTACTGGTGTATCTGCTACAGGCTCTATTAACGACCAACTCGCATTTAGTAACTCTTTCGCTATTTCTGGTGTATCTGCCCAAGGTATCGTTAATACTGTCGAAGATAGACCAACAGAAATTCTCACTGGTGTAAGTTCCGAAGGTTTCATTAACACAGTAACAACACACCTAGTGATACCTCTTAGTGGTGTTGTCGGTACAGGCTCCTCTGGTCAGACTACCGAAACAGCAGTTGTATTTGACTTTGAAGCAGTTAAGAACTTGTACAGCAAGAGAAGAACTGTTATAATTCCAAGGGCTGCATGATATGGCTAGTACGGCAGCAGAGAGAACTGTAAGAGTTCCACGAGAGAATAGAGTTGTATACGTTGCGTTTGGTGGGAATGGTACAAGCTCTGACAGGACAGTACTAATCCCAGAAGAGAATAGAACTGTTATTGTTGTTGAAAGAAGAACTACTTCCGCTGAACGGACTGTATACGCAACCGAGGATTAACCTATGAGTTTTCGCTGGCCTAACAAAGACCCTGACGAACAGTTAGACTACAGTGTGGACTGGTCTAGGTTCCTTGGAGACGGTATCACAGTTTCTTCTGTGCAGTGGTACGTTGATGATGCAACTGGTACCAAGACAAGTATTGGTGCAGGTGAGACAGTAAACACTATCCAGAATGTATCTCAGACTAACAC